AGGCTTTGGCAACTACCATATCTCAACATTTAAGAAGCGTGTAGATGCTCAGGACTGGTCTGGTGCTGCTATCGAGTGCTTGAAATGGGACAAAGCAAAAGGAAGGGTCTTGCCTGGGCTAACAAGAAGAAGACAGGCAGAGGCGTTAATGCTTGACCATGCTGTCAAACTCAAATAGTATGACTTATCAACTCCCCGTGTTTAACCCGCGCCATGCGGGTTTTTTTCGTCAGAAAGGGATTGAGTCATCTTCAAAGTCGGTCATATCTCTACCAGATGCTTTCGCATAGGCCTTGGCAGATGTAGAAGAATCTTCATCGCGCTTACCTAGCATTGTCAGTCTGCCGACAATAACTTCGGTGGTGTACTGGTCAATACCATCTTTAGACCACTTACGAGTTCTTAAAGAGCCCTCGATAAAGACTTGAGACCCCTTCTTAAGGTATTTACCAGCCACCTCAGCGGCTGAGTTGAAAGCAGAACAACGATGCCACTCGGTATGCTCTGTGCCATCTTTACCCTTTTGTGAGGTTGCTAGACTAAAGTTGCATATCGGTGTTTCTGTCTTTGCAAACGATGGGTCATTACCAAGCCTGCCAAGCAAAAACACTTTATTGACACTACTCATGATTTCTCCGTTTATTGATGATGTCTAACTGCAAATCAACCTCTGATAAAAACCGCTTTACTTCAGACTCAATTTTTTCTATCTCTTCTTTTGCTGGCTCAAACCGGATAACGAGAAGCATCATGTCTTCTGGCATACGGTTATCGAAACTCACGAAATCGCACCACTTGCGCTGCGTACAAGCTAGCTGAGCAAGCATCTGCGCTTGATACTTACTTGGGATTTTTTGATCGCACCAATACTGGATGTGCTGCTGAGAGTTCGGGCACTTAATCTCTATAAGCCCATCATCCCCGATAAGGCCATCAGGAGAGGCTCCAAACCACTTTATAGACGGGTGTTGAACGAAACCACATTCTTCTACGTCAACGCCTCTATAAGCCTCGTAGACCGATCTAGCAACGGGTTCTAAGTCGATTCCGCGATGCATAGCAGACGAAACAAAACTATCCTCAGTAGGCGCACCTACAAGACGCTCGGTGATGACTTGGATTCTGTAGTTGGCTCTGCTTGCTGCTTCGCCACTTTTGATCGTAGCCAGTACGTTAGACATCTGGCTTGCAGTGACATGGCCGAGTCTGGCCTGATACCAATCTTCTGTTCTTTGTTCCATTTTATTACCTCCAGTATTTGCTAACTTCTAATATACCACGTTTGAACATTTGATCTAATGTTTTCTCATGGGCTTCGTTCCATAGTTCTCTCCTTTCGTCTTTCGTTAAGTCTTTGCCTTGGTCGATATGTGCATGGCACTTATGGCAGAGTGCTGCAATACGCCAGTCATCAGCTTTGATGCCAGTGCCTTTCCCGTGTTTCTGTTGGTTGCTGTGCGCTGCAACAACGGTCCCATCTTCAGCACCACAGATAGCGCAGGAAAGGTATCTGACTACTCTGAGAAGATATTCGTTACGGTAGTTCATTCTTAAACCGCTGTGCGATCTCTTCAGCCATAAGCCTTAGTTCCATAGCCTGTACAGCTATCTCATGCGCTTGCTCGGCTAGCAGGTCCATCTGGATCAAGATTTCCTGGTAATCGGTGAGCTCAAGCATGTCTTTCACCTGGGCTTTCATGGCAAGTATCTTTAGGTTCATAGGGTTGCCCTTTCGATGTTTCGGTTGTTCACGGATTCTGTTCTCCAGATTTCGATTCTTGTTTGAGCTGCAATGAGTTTCCATCGCAAGCTTTCCTCTGTTTCGATTGCTTTTCTAAGTTCAGAAAGAAGATCAAGGTACTCTTGGTTAGCGTACGCATCTCTCTCCTGTGCGCCGATTGTGTCAACGCCACTGTTTTGCATCAATAGACTTTTCTTTGACTTCCTAAACTCCTCCAGGTAAACGCGAGTTGCTTTTGCCTGTGCGTAGAGAGAGCTCCACTTGTAGATGAACTCAATAGCCTCGTGTGGGTCATGATTCATGTTGTACGCCTCGTTTCATCATTGATCGAAGTTTGTTGATTTCCATCTGCCCACGCTCCTTGTCAATTGGTCTGTCAAGCATCTTTACGATTGGCGGCGGAGCCATGCGGCAAACTGCGCGAAACTGAATAACATTCGGTGGTCTCTCTGGTAGGCACTCGAGGCCATATGCAATTTCGTGAGGCCTAAATCCTTGTAGTTCTTTAGCCCAGTTTTGCATGACTTCAATCATCTTGACATCCTTGTATTGGTCAAGAAATGCCTTTCCGTACGTTAGTGCCATCTTCTTGAAAATGGTCTCAATGATGTGAATGTCCATTAGCCCTCCAACAGGTTTTGGTCAGGGGTAATGTCAATTTCTCGCCTACGGCCAAAAATCACATCTATACTCTCTTTGTAGTTGTCCTCCTTTTTTATGTCGTCTGTAACCCATTCAGCCTTGAATCCTTGCCAGCCTCGAGCGCAGCAAAGCTGAAGAACCTTCTCCAAAGACATGCCAGCATTGCTAGCCTCTCTTTTGATGCCTTTTAGGGCAGTCTCAGTAAGTGGAGACTTCTTCGCTCGCCTGATCGCCAGGAAGTCATTCCAAACACTTTCGCTGACATCAATAGGCTTAAGCGAGCTTGCCGAGCTTGTCTTTATATTTGGTTCTTGGTTATTGGTTATTGGTTGTTGGTTATTGGTTGGTTGCACGATCGTTGAACGGTCGTTGAACGGTCGTTGAACGTGTGATGAACGCTTGTTCATCGCTCGTTTAGCGGCTGATGCTTTTCCAGCCTTTGAAGCTGCTTCGAGCTGCTGTCTGTAGTGGCTTATTTCCTTGTCGCAGCGCTTGTGATGCCATTTGTCTTCTTCGAGGACAAAAAACATCTCGAGCAAGCCAGAGATAATTTCTTCTTTATCTCGGCCATTTACTTTCATTGAAAGCTCGAACATTGAGTTTGGAAGTGGCTTTTCTGTATCGTAGTAAAGCCAGAGCAATTTCAAGTAAATACCAACTTCTTCGTTGGTAAGAAATGAAGTGTCCTTGATGAAGTCACCAATGTGGTGCTGGTAGTAGTGCATACAAACCCTCGTCTAAGGTTTCGTCACTGGAGGTGCATTTGGCAGGCGGGTGACGAATCCGCTTTTCGGGAGCTAACCTAGCCAATGCGACGTTCTATTATAGCCTAACTATCTTGGGTGTGGAAAGACCTTTTTTCCATCCGTGTACTTCAAGAACCCAGCCTGCTCGTAAAAGAGCGGGTAAGTGCGGTGAGTCAGCAATCTTTTTTACCCTGGCTGAAACATTCGTCCAGCTTGTAGTCTGAACGCCCATAGTCTGCTGTTCGTCCAGAGCCACGATGTCGATAATCCCGAAGAGGTCTTGTCTGATGCGAGCAAAGGCATTCCAACGCTCGACAACCTCACAGGTCATGCCTTGTTCTCGAAGGTAAGCAAGCGATCTTTGTGTTGGTGACATAGCAATCCAGATAAACGGTAGGTGTCGGCTGACGAGTGGTAGGCAGAAAACAGCAAATCTTAATAGATCTATTATAAGATTACATCACTGCAACAAACAAATAAGACATCAAACCAGCTCAACCACGGAGGTTTCCATGAGCGATTTCCAAGTTATCTTTGGTGACTTTTCAACAACAACAGTAACTTTTGTGGCCAATACGGCTAAGGCCAAAGAACGTATTTACGGAGGTGTCTCGATTCAAATTAAAAAGTCTGGTGCGCCAGAATTCTTTGACAAGCTTTTAGAAGAAGGGTTTTCAATAGATTGCTAACCAATGGGGCTTCTGCCCCTAAACACAAGGAAATAAAGATGGAAATCAACGAAATAACAAGCTGGCGACTACACAAGGCAATCGAGGTGTTGTCTAAGATTTCAGAGTTATCGCCTAGAGACCACTTCGATCACGAGATAGGGTTCTGGCAGAAACTAGGGTCAATCCAAGGTCAGGCAGACGTAGCAAGAATTCTTTTAGAAGGTATGACTAATGACAAACGAGGAGCATGAACAATGGTTAAGCTTACAGACTATAGACCTGGATTACATAGCGCATCTGGCGCGGAAGGGTCTCAAGATGGACACGGAAAAGAAACTGCGTTGGGTGGGTCCGGTAAACTGGGCGTACACGGCAGCGGAAAATCCAGAGTTGCAGAGACGCATATCGTCAAAAACAATCCTGGTGCAGGACGTCCAAAAGAACGAGTACGAGATACTGATCCAGCTCCGAGAGAGTGGGTCCAAGTCTTGATGCTTGGTAACCTAATGCTTGTTCCTCACTACACCAAGCGAGGAATCTACGTTCTACCAGGAGGCAAAGAAGCGGAGCCAAGTCAGCTTCTGAATGCCAAGCCATCAACCTCTTATTTGTGGCCTAGATCATGGACAAAGTAAAAATCAAAGTTATCTACGATCCAACAGACCTTCATAGTCGTGCGTATGACTATAGAGCCATAGAAAGCACATACGAAGTTGGCGACAGGATCGGATGGGGTGCAAGCGAACAAGAAGCTATTGATGACTTGATCGACCAGCTAGAGGTTAGGTCAATCTCAAAGGTAGAGGTAATGAAGTGAAACGCATAAAGCCTGACCGTGACTTTGTTGAGCTGCAAGCAGAAAGAATGCGCCAGCTTTTACAAGAACGGTCAGCTTTATCACGCGATGATCT